GGGCGACCTGTTGACGACGAATGGGTCGGACATCAACCGCCTCGGCGTGGGAACAAATGCCCATGCTCTTATTGCGGATTCGGCGGCGACTAACGGGGTCAAGTGGGGTCAGATTGCTACGGCTGGGATCGAGGATTCGGCGGTCACGTCGGCCAAGATTGCCGATGGGACGATTGTTGCTGGTGATTTGGCAACCGATTCGGTGACGACGGTGAAGATTACTGACCTGAATGTGACCACCGCCAAGATTGCCGCAGGTGCGGTGACTGCCGCCAAGTTGGATGCTGCTGCTGCGATTCAGCCGACCATCGTTGATGCGAAGGGCGACCTGATTGCGGGTACTGCGGCGGACACGGTTGCCCGTCTTGCTGTCGGCACGGACGGGTTTGCGCTGGTTGCGGATTCTGTCGAGGCGACGGGTCTGAAGTGGGCGTCTCTCGGCGGGAAAGTGTTGCAGGTTCAGCAGGCTGTGGTGACGGCTGCGTCGTTCAGCACTTCATCTACGTCGCTGACCGATATTACGGGGATGTCGCAGGCGATCACTCCGGCAAATACGGCGAACAAGATTCTGGTCATCGTGCAGATCCATACGAACGGCACCAACGCTGCCGGTTACAGCCTGTCGTTGCTGCGTACTACGACCGAAATCTACCGTGGTGATGCGGCAGGCAGCCGTTCCCGTGGGTCGGCGGGTGGAATCGTGTTTGCCGAAATGTTGAAGAACGACGTTCTCGTCTACCTTGATTCGCCGTCCACCACGTCGTCCACCACCTACAAGATGCAGGGGCGCATTTCGTCCGGCACCCTGTATCTGAACCGGACGTTCACCGACACCGACTCTGCCACCTACCCCCGAGTGGCTTCCAGCATAACCCTTATTGAGATTGCAGCATGATCGACTACTCCGTCATCCTCACCCAGCGTTACCCCGGTTCGGAGTGGACGCTGACCGGCCCCGACTATGAGGATCTGGTCTGGCATTCGGATGATGCGAAGCCGACGAAGGCGATCCTTGATGCGCTGTGGCCGACTGTGCAGGCTGATCTCGCCAAGATGCGGCGTGACGGTCTGCGCCGGGCGGCTTATGCCGAACAGTCCGACCCGGTGTTCTTCAAGTGGCAGCGTGGTGAGGCAACCGAGACTGATTGGCAGACTGCCGTAGCTTCGGTGAAGGCACAGTTCCCCGCCTGATAGTGTGTCTGCCCATGACCAATGAACAGAAAGAAATGCTGAAGTCGTGGACCAAGGTGTTCGTCGCCTCGGTGATCTCCCTCTGGGCAGCCGGTGAGCGGGACGTCCTAGCCATTGCCTACTCGGCTGGCATCTCGCTGCTTCCGTTGCTCTACACTTGGCTCGACCCCAACGACCTGCGCTTCGGCCGCTTCAAGTGACCCGCCCCTATACGGGAAACTCGAGGCCGGTTGCGCGCAAGGAGACCCCGCACCTCCGTGCGCTTGTGGACAACCTGTGCATGATGTTCCCGGCGCTGTGGGACAACGGAACCTGGGGCATCCGTCCCAAGCGCGGCAAATCCGAGATGTCCGTGCACGCCAAGGGCACCGCTGCTGACCTGTCGTACAGGTACATGAAGACGAAGGGCGTCCGCTTCGGTGGACGCCGCAACGCCGTCAAGGCGATGGACTTCCTGGTTGCCAACGCGGACGACCTCGGGCTGGAGATGATCATCGACTACGGGTACAAGCCGTACGGTCGTGGCTGGCGGTGCGACCGTAACTCCTGGGTGGTGTACGACAAGCCGACCGTGGAAATGGGCGGCGTCGGAGACTGGATTCACATTGAGGTGGACGGCAAGAAGAAGCCGCTTCAGGTAAACCTGGTCTTCATGGAGAACGGACACTGATGTGTCTCAGGCGTGGGCGGTCTTTCTTGCGTCGCTAGTCACGGCAATAGGCGGAGTCATCGTCGCCTTGCTGAGCAAGGTCAAGAAAGAAAACAAGCAGGACCACCAGTATGTGAGTGCCATGCTGAACCTGGTCTACAAGAGCATCACCCGCAACGAGACGAAGTTGGACAAACTCACCGGTGAGGTCGACTCACTGCGGGACGAGGTACGGACACACAAGCACTGAGGCTGCGCTACCGTTTCTGCACGGGAGACGGAGCCCTGAATGCCCGCCCGTCCGGTTGCCTCACCCGGACTCCCTGATTTCGTAAGCGCGTTGCCGCTGCCCGCCTCGTGCCATGACAGCACGAACTACCCAGGTTCCCCTGTTTACGTCCCGCCCCATGCGACCGGGGAACGACCTGTGGTTACTAGCCGGTTGTGCTGGTCAAGATACACCCCTGCCTCAATGGTTGCAACTACCGGACCCAGGGTGTATCGTCTGTGTCGCGGAAGTACCGCAGAGGAGGAATCATGGCAACCAAGCAGTTCAAGCCAGAGTCCCCGCAAGGGGAACCCAGCGTCTTTGAGAAGGCTCTGGGTCAGTCGCACCGCAGGGGTGCAAAGGACATCATCAAGGCAGCAATGGACCCCGAGTCCTACGCCGCTTTTGAGAAGGCGATGGGTGACAAGAGCGTCAGCACGGCCGCAATCCTGCGGGCACTGAAGCACTTCAACGTCGAGTTCTCGGTGATGACCATCCACAGGATGCGCGAGAAGTACCAGGCAACCAATGAACTTTTCTGACGCCATCAACAACGAGACCGCCATCGAGGAGTACAGGTCTGCGCTAAAGCGCGCTCAGGCCGCTGAGGCCAGGGCCAAGCGCAAGACCGAGGACCTCGTCGAGGCTGTCTATCGAGCGGCACGCGACGCACAGTTGGCTTCGCCGCGCATCATCCTGAAGCCACCGGCAAAGGACACGCGCAAGGCAAAGTCAGAGGTGGCGCTCGTGCACCTGACCGACTGGCAGGCTGGCAAAAGAACCGTGTCCTACGGGATGGAGACGCTTGCTGAGCGGATCAGAAGGATGGTCGACAAGGTCATTACTCTGACCGAGATCCAGCGCGCACACCACCCCGTGAAGGATTGCGTCGTCCTGCTGGGCGGCGACATGGTAGAGGGAATCGGCATCTTCCCGGGCCAGGCATACGAGGTGGAGGCTCATCTGTTCGAGCAACTCTTCACCGTCGTGTCCGTAATCCAGGAAGCCATCGCCCGCCTCGCCCTGTACTTCGACAAGGTGCACGTCGTGTGCGAGTTCGGCAACCACGGTCGGTTGGGTCGCAAGGGTGACATGCCCGGTGGCGACAACATCGACAGGGTGGCGTACCGGATCGCATCCGAGCGTCTGTCCGAGATGAAGAACGTGACCTGGCAGCAGTCCGACGACTGGCACCAGATCTTCACGATCGGCAACTACAAGGCGATGCTCGTCCACGGCGACGAGATCAACTCGTACGGTGGCAACGTCCCGGCGTTCGGCATCCTGAGGAAGTGCAACGCCTGGGCAACCGGCGTAGTCGACGACTTCCAGGACGTGTACATGGGGCACTTCCATACGCCGATGACCCTGACCATGGCGAACGGCGGTCGTGTCTTCGTGTCCGGCTCACCCGAGTCGCACAACGAGTACGCCCGTGTGTTCGTCGCCGCAGTGGGCAAGCCGTCCCAGCGGCTGCACTACGTCGATCCCGAGAAGGGACGGGTCACGGCCGAGTACACCATTTGGCTGGACTAACCTCCCGCCCCATGCAGTGGGCACTCGTGGTCGTGTACTGGAAAGACGCCTTCGACGGGGAGAATGGGTGGACGGAGACGTCCGGATACCACCCCTCCCCGGCGATGGTGGCCACGGTCGGATGGCTGTGGCCCGCCTGCCTCGACGGATACGTCACCGTCGTCAACTCGTACTTCCCCGACGAACTCCCGTCAATCGACACCGTCGGGATGCCGGTCCACATTCCGGTCGGGATGGTGGAGAAGATGGTCACCCTCGACCAGCCAAACTTTCCTGCGCCAGAGGTTGCTTCCATCACCTGGGTGTGATACATTCGTATCACAACACAGGAGGTTGGAATGAGGCAATGGTCAACGATCCCGAAGCCGGAGCACGGCTCGCAGGAATGGCTCACCGTGAGGTGGGCGGACTCAGAGGGTAACCGCCGGATCAGCGCATCGGCTGCGGCGGCGATCTACGGGGAGCACCCGTACATGTCGGCCGCGGATCTGTATGCGGAGTTGTCGGCGGATGAACCGCCGGTCCCGCGTGCATCGACCGCGGACATGGAGCGGGGCAACCGGTTGGAACCAGTCCTCATTCAGTGGGCGGGGGACCGCGACGGCATCGCCCTCGCCACGCCCGACGTCATGTATGTGTGCGACGACGGCGACGCCCGGCTCATCGCCACCCTCGACGCCATCACGGAGAACGGACTGCCCTACGAAGTCAAGACGTCGCGCAAGCGATGGACCGGCGAACTCCCGCGTTACTGGTATTGGCAGGGCGTGCACCAGGCGATCTGCTGCGGTCAGTCCCGAGTGGAGTGGGTCATCTTTGACAGCGACCTGATCATGCACCGGTACAGCCAGTACGTCAGCAGCGACGAGCAGCAAGAGCACATCCGGGCATGCGCGGAGTTCCTGCAGGCAGTTGCGATCGGCGACCTGCCGGAGATAGTGCAGTTCGACTACGACCACGTGCAGCGCATGCATCCGCAGTCGCAGGCAATGTCCGTGACGTTCAACGACGAGGACCTGCAACTGGTCGACCAACTGCAGTTCATTAGGTCCGACATTGCCCGGTTGGAGAAAGAAGAGTCTGACATCAAGGGAATGATCGGACAACTCATGGGTGAAGCAGATACCGTGGTCGACGAGCAAGGCAACAGCGTCCTGACTTGGAAGACGCAGGAACGCAAGTCATTTGACAAGGATTCGTTCAGGGAACAACACCCCGCCCTGTACGACAAGTTCCAGAAGACGGGGTCTTACCGCGTGATGAAGCACGCAAGGAGGAAGTAGCCATGGGGTTCTTCAACCCGGAGAACTACGAGACGGTCGAGGAGCGCCTCGTCCGCTGGTGGGAGCGTTACCCGGAATCGCAGATCACTACGACGATGGTGCACTACGATGCCAAGACCGTGGTGTTCCGCGCCGAGGGAATCGTCGACGGCAAGA